CTGCCGCGCTTCATTTCTTGGTCAAACTTGCCCGTCAACTCATTCACTTGCCTAAGCTGCTCAGCTCGTAGCGCTTCTTTTTGCTGATTTACAAGCTCTTGCTTTACAAGCTCCGACATGTCCTGGCCACCCTGCGGCGCACCATTACCTGCGTTACCAGTATTCTGAGATTGTTGGCCACCGCCTTGAATCCCTGCAATTTGTTGCTGCAATTCGGCAATTTGATTTGCTTGCTGCTCTAGTTGCTGGCGAGCACGAGACTCACCATCCAATCTTGCGCCACTGACAATTTCATTAACCTTTGATTGTGGAACCATTGGTTCTTGAGCTTGTGCGGCCTGTGCACTTCCCTGTGCCATGTCTGCTGCTGACATATATAGAACTCCTTTTCACTTATACCCGGGTGAGACGGTTGCGCCATGCTAACGTGCAAGTAACGGGGCCATTTACCTCCTACCCATGAGTTGCGCCCTGATATAATCAGGTAATTTAACATATAGAAGAATGATGCATAAATGTCAATGATAAAAATGCTGTAAAAGTCAGAAACTTTTACTAAGTTGCAAACCTTATGAATAAATCAGTAACTTTATCAGATGTTGTACGGGAGCAAATCCATGATTATCGATGACAAACACAAATATGCAAGCATACGCTATGGAGCGATAGTATATATAGACGGCAAGTACATGGAATGGTGGGATAAATATAAATTGTTAAGGGTAGATTCTGTAATTAGGAAACGCACTAGAATGAAATTGACTGGGAATTGGTATAATAGCGAAAAAACTGTTCTTGCATATTTCGATGACTTAACATTTACAAAACCATCTGTAGTGCGATTAGAAAATTAAGGAGGCCAGCGCGTAACCAGAGATGCTGAGACAACTTTGGCAACGGGCGCTGGCAGGTCTTGACATAAACAAGATTATTATAACCTATTCTAATTTTAATTGCGACTTTACCCATGGAGTTAGTCTACCATCCATTGCATAACGAGTATCAAATGGCTCATCGAAAGACCGCAGAGCATCCCAAGTGCTTGTGATGTGGTGTAACTTTTTAGCTAGGCAGCCGTTAGTTGGGTATATGTCATACAATTCTTTGAGCTTGTTGTAGATTGCAAGAACGGCCACATCATATTGTGCGTGCGAGCCGAGATAAATATTGTCGCCCCCAAAAAACACAAACGCCACCCATCTTTTAGATTGCACATTGTACTGCAAACCGGTGTATTTAATGCGCTGATGCGGCGCTTCAAAGTCGAAATATGACATGCTTATAGTATAGTAATTGTGTACAATGTGATTATGTTTGAATTTAATCTCGTAGGAGAAATTTGTGACACGATTGCCAAACTTTCTGGAAAGTATGGAACATGGCTTGGTATAAAGAAAAATAGATGGGGATTTATGATTCACACTGGATGCTGCATCTACTGGATTGGCATTGACATACATAGAAATCTTTGGTCACAGGCTTTCTTTACTATTCCGACGATAGCCTTGCAGTTATATGGCTTTTATAAATGGGGCAAGGAAAAATAGGCACCCGACACATCTTGCTACCGATTTTTAAAAATTGAGTACAAAATGTTTGTGTTGTCAAAAGAATACAAAATTCTCAAACTGTTGGCATGGCATCTATAGATGTTAACCAGAATGCCATAATTGTTTACATCATCATTGCAATGTAAACGAAATTTGAACCATGCGAAGCATAAACTATTCTACAACTTTTAACACAGGCTTTGTAGAGTATGCAGTAAACACTACAGCCTCAATCTTATTGTCGTATTCTTCACCGACAACATCTTCAATGTCGTGCATGTATTCGTCGTCAACACCCATATGCATGAAGCAATCTAAATCGCCCCAGAGCTTTAAAGCCGCTTCTGCGCGGTAAATTAAATCAGATAATTTCATTGCTGCTCTCCTTGGGGTTGTTGTTGCATTTGTTTTTCTGCCATATCCTGCTCAGCTTGATGTTTCATTACACCCACAGCTAAGTTAATCGTCTCGCTGGCAGATTTTGCTGCTTGATTTTCCTTATCCATATTTAATCTAACACCAATTTCATGCGCTTTAAGCTCTAACTCTAGGCGCTCATTTTCCACGCGTTCTTTGTCGACGGCAAGTTTGCCGACGCTAACTGCCATGTCTGCTTGGGTTTTTTGGTCGCGTGCTTGCGCTTCAAGCTCTGTTTTGCGAATCTCAGCCCCCACTATCTTGTCAGTGTCGGTAGGCTGCCCAGATGCTGCTTTACGTTCTTCATCAAGCTCTGCCATAAAATCTTCAACCTGGTCTTCAAGCCCTTCAATACCACGTATGTCGATATTCTTAAGTAATACAGGCAGCCCTTTGCGCTCCATAAATGCCTTGAATGTTTCGCTGGTTCCCATCAAAGTCTCTAGCATTTCCACAGCAATTTGTTTTTGTACATTTGAGTTTACGCCGGACTCTATTTTAACTGATACCTCATGAGGGTCGTAGTTAAACTCTATAGAATCGCCCTCGATTTCCTCGTTAATTACTACATGCTCGCGATTGCCCTCTGGCATACGAATCGGAATAGAGCGCGGCGTTGCATAAACATCTGGAACTAAATGTACTATAATTTCAGCGCAACGCTCTAACCCTGCCTGAAACCCTACTAAATACGGCATTACGGATGCATCAGATTGCATAGCGCCCTGTTGAATTGCTTTACCACTTATTTCTTTGCCATTTATACCTAGAATTGCATCATAGGAGCCAAAACAAGCTTGGATAGTTTGGTCCATGGCGACATATGTTTCCATTATAATGCTGGGGACTTGTGGACGCTGTAGTATCGTTGGTGGATCGTTGCGTACCTCTGGCCTGTCTGGGTCGAACTGCTCATAGACTAAGCAGGATTCTTTTTGCACGTTTGTGTAAGCCTCTACATATTTAGGGTCTTGCGGCACAGCCCCCTTGGGTATCATGATTTTATGCTGCATCATGCCTTCTAGCTCGTAACCAAGCGTTTGCATCGCTACGTTTTTTAAACGCTGTGCATCTCTGGCAGGATAGCCGTATGGAATTACAAATTGGCGATTCTGTCCGCCATTGCCGCCAATGTTGTCCGGAATCATGACAGAGCGACCGTCAAAGTAAACTAACGGCAACATAGACAAATGTGTTGGTTGTTTCTTTAGTATTTCAGTTTCGCATAATTCTATGCGTTCGATTTGCGTAACCTGCACTTTGCGTCGCTCAAGCTCCTCTGGCGGCACACTAAATTTATTCCAGCCCTTAATCATCTCATTGTAATCGCGCTCAAGCATTGTCGTTTGGTCTGACAATAGCAGCAGATTTGCGTTTTTAGTTTCTTTTTGAAAGAACTCGCAAACTAAAACTATCTTTTCGCGTGCGTTAATATATGACCAGTTAAAGCTACCAACAGCGCGTGTAAAGCTGATTTTCTTTGTTAAATCTTTGCCATACTCTAGCTCGAACTCTTCTTGAGTCATTGGAAACAATCGAAACGCAAACCTGCCATCGCCTTTGTGTCGCTCTTTTGCCAGAGGGTCAAAGCCAACTAATCCGGGATTTGTCATGCGCTCAATATTAATCTTTTGAAGAAATGACCTATCGTTTATAAAATCAACCGATAGCATTGCGGCACCCATGCCACCTACCAATACATCTTGAAATAACTCCCACTGAAATTTTCCGTTTGATGTTTGCAATAGTATTTCATTAAGATGTGCCTGTAGTACTTCGAGATTTCTAATGTATTTTTTAGATAGTTTGTCAATCTGGATGCCTTCGCTCGGATGCACATCTACATTGAATTGTTGCTTTGCAAACTCGCCCTGGATGCGCGACACATGCGCTGCAATTATCATAGATTCAATCGGTGGTCTGCCGATATAGCGCAGTGATTCCCTGTCCTGGTCTGACAGCGCCGAGCGAAACGTCATCGCTACAAATTCGTGGTAGCGTTGATAGTTGTGCTGAGAGTATTGATATGCTTGCTCTACGTCGCGCTTAATAGTGATAAAATTAGGCTCTTGTGAGCGCTCTATATTTCCACCGAACATCCGTGTTCTCCGAAATAATTAATGTTTAGGGCTTTCTGTAGTTGGCTTTCTCGCTCAGCTGTCTGCGCATCGCGCTGTTAGTAGCTATTGTCTCAAGCCCTGTGTTAACTCTTAGATTAGCAGCAAAGTAAGTTTTTGGCAGGGCAAAAGTCACTGCAAGTGCATCTGCTGCATCAGATGACCTAACGCCACGCTTTTTCATTGCCTCTTTGCTCTCTAGTAACAATCTAGAGTTTGAGTCAATCGTATACTTAACATTGATGATATCTGATTGCAGCTCATCACTGTCAACAACTTGACAGCCCCCTTCGATAAACCACTCTTTCATGTTAGCCCACATCTCGGCGCGCTTATTTCTGTACTTCAGCTCTTCAAACGGCGAGCCTCCGAAGTTAACTGCATAAATCTTTTTGGGGTCAACCAGCTCGCGCAATCTATCTACGATGCCAGCGCCAAGGCCGCCCACATCAATGCATACCATGTCGATTGTTTCATTGTTCAAAATAGTTATAATCTTGCCAACTATTTGCATAGTGTCAATTTTGCTGTAAGTTTCAAGCTTATATGCTATGCGGCCTTGTCGTCTAATTATGCATGTTCTATCTTGTCCAAAGCGCGCAGGGTCAACCCCCAAAATCACCGCGCCATATCTATCGGGAATTATAGTTTTGCGAGCAGTTAGAACAAGGTGTGATGATATAAAATTATCCTCACCGCTCAACACAAAAGCTTCTGCCGCGCTACAGTTGTGAACTTGTATTCCTTGCGCTTCAAATATATGCGGCTCATATTCCATCTCCAAGTCATAAACTAATTGCATCCCCAAAGGCTCTATAGATTTAACCTTGTCGTACCATATTATTTCCTTCGCTGTTCTACCTATTGCACCTGGTTTTAACCATTCCAGTATGCGAGCATTCTTCCTGTCAGATACAAAGCCAATCGAAGCGCCAAATAATCTAGCTTCGTTA